TCAACACCCGCAGTCTCAGCGGTAATTGGATCGAACCCAAGTTGGATAGGAGTGGGAGTCGTGATGTGTGGAAGTGAACCGATCACAATCGGAACCTGAGAATACTTACCGTCCATGAAGATACCGAAGACAAGTGCACCCGCTTCTAATCTTGGTGTTGAACCAAGACCGGATGTGCCACCTTCGGTTGTAGGAATCAATACCTGTGCCCAAGGTAGATCGGACTCAGGGATGTCAGCAAGACTAGGACTGTGTACACCATGAATACGTACACGCACGTAACCTTCAAGTCCTTCATTTTCAGGCGGTCTTGCGTCGATGACTGTGGCGACAAACCATCGTGGATCGTCACCATAAAATTCTGAAGGTATAGCGGTAGGTAGTGACATTATAACTCTCCGGGCCCTTCGTTGAACTTGGAGACGGTCAACACGGCTTCATGTAGACCCGCACCATCATCCTGTTTGAATACGTTTCTGGTGTTTGTGATCAAGAAATAACCACTCTTAAGTTTGTCCGACCCTGCTTCAGTCTCAATCTTGTTGTCCGGAACTTGAATGTTGATTCGATCACCGACACCGTTTTTACCACCAGCAATGTCACGTCCACTGATTCTAACCTCATATGTATTTCGCATCATCATCTCAAGACAGGCCCGAGTTTTGATCTTGTTGATGTGTGAGTCTGCATCCGCTTCCCAGTGAATGCTCTTGTAGTTTGCGCCCGGAAGATACGTTTTTCTGCTCAAGACTTGATGTATAATTCTTGCATCATTTGAATGTGCAGTTCCTACACCCTGTGCAGAGAACGCCTCATCATAGACGTTCTGTTTTCCATCCTTGGGGATCGCACCAACGACATCCAATATAGAATATTTTGTGGGAACCCAACCTTCAATGACACCTTTATCTAGTTCGGTCATTGCATATGCAGCACCACATGTTCCCGACATGATCTGTTGGAAACCACGACACATCTTAACCGCACGAATACCCTTGATCTGTTTGAATCTGCCAGGATATCCTTCTTTGTATTCTTCATACTGTACGTTCGTACCCGCATACACGTAGGGGTCACCTGCATTAAATGGAGCCTTTTGTTGCATCTTGTCAAGACTCTGTAACTTAACTTTGTATGTGTCATACAGAGTGCCCATGAGTAGAAAGGGCAAACCACTACCCGTACTCGCACGATCACGTAACCACTCTGCAGCTTCAAGGGGATGCATGTAGGGAATGATCGCTTTCCAATTTTGTTGGACAGAAGGTGATATATTTTTCTCAACCGTCACACCCATCTCATCCTGAAGTATAGATGATATTTCATCCTCCAGTTTATTTCCATTACCAATCGACTTACTGAACTTCTTCATCTTACTGCCGATGGCGTGTTCTTCAATCAGGTTAAAGAGATACGCTTCACCCTTACCATCTCCCTCACCAGTCTTAACCGCACGTTCGATTGAGTGGATAATCCAGTTCTTCGCAAAAGTTGCACCACTTGGAATCGGTGAACCACTGTTTGTTGTGATAACAACAGTGAGACGTTCAGTTCCCATCAACTTCATCTCTTCAATCCAACCACCCTGATCCTGTACGAGAATCGATCCCGTACAATAAGGTTTAGATATGTCTTCGAAGACTTCATATTCAGATACCACTTTCGTGATGACCTTAGCACCACCACGACTACTTGCGATTGATACCGCTTCGAATTTAAAATCCTGTGCGTTTAATTCAAGAGCCATTAGGTCACCGTTTCAAGTTTCTCATAGACAGTGCGAACAACGTCTTCGATCACATCGGGTTTCAACACCTTGATCTCTTTCAGTGCATTGTTTTTCTCTTGATAGTATTCTAAGACAGTCACCGCCTTTGCACCAGCAGGAACATTTTGTGTGTACGGATTAATATCTACCCACTCGTATTCCTGTCTCAGTTCTGCATTGTCTGCTTCCTCTACGGCTGCACGTGCAACCGCCTTGTCGGTAGAGACTATAATGTTCGATACGGTATCAAGGTCAAATGCGACCCAGTTGGTTCTCTCGTAGTGATGCACCGCATCATACTGAGTAGACTCTTTGAAGAGTTCACATACGATGGTCTGACCAGTCTCTTCATCCAGATAGGTAATGAATTCAGTATCACCGAAGTTGTTGTCTTTACGGTTACCTTCAAAGTACGATGCAACTACCTCGTACTCAGACCCTTCTTCGTATGGTATGTTTTGAAAAGAAGCGGACTTACCCAAACGACCCAAAGTTCGTTCGATGGTTGTAGTGATGAGTTCATCGTCTTTGTAGAATGTCCACAAAGAAACACTGTGGAAAGTCTCACGGAATTCGTCTTGAATATCGACCTCAGCAAATCCGGTTTCACTCACAGTCAGAGATATCGTTCTCTGCTTGTCCAGCACTGTGTTCGTGGTGTCGATTATCATTTGTCCCAAACTGGGATCACGTCGAAGAATTTTACCCACAGTACCAGAGACCGAACCCGTCACTACTTTACCGACAGGAAAGTCAAAGGGTTTTGTCGTGAAGTCCGACTTCGTTGTGACTGTTCTGTGTGGATACCTCACCTTGACCAGATCATAGATTTGTTCTTGCGATACAGGCCAACCAGATTCACGTAAGTGATCATTTAATAGGAAAAACGTCCAGTAGTGATCCGGATTGTTGTACAGTTTCTTGGACACGTTATCCGGACGTTCTCCTGATAGGATCGTGTAATCCTCATAGAAAGATAGGTCTTGTTTCAGTTGATCTAGGATGTCAACATACGAGTCAAGTCTAGGGAACAGTACGGGTCTGGTCTCATCACCAAACTTGTAAAGTGTCGGAAGAACTTTCTGAAAATATCTACTCATAACGGTACGTCCGTTCTGTCTAGTGCGGCAGCTTCCATGAAGTCGAGAGATATCTGCGTCTCCATAGGATTACCGTCTTCGTGGAACGCCATCGCATTCGGGTTGTATGTGATTGCAACACCTCTCAGGTAACAGGGTTTAATCTCAGGTGCATTCCATCCCAAGGAACTACCCACCTTGATGTTGAATTTTTCTGGGAACTTATAACCCACCTTGATATCACCACCGATGGGTTCGGGATACAGGTAGTGTCGGAAGTATTTGATAATACTCTCAACTGTTGCAGCCTCTCCCGCATTGATTGGAATCAGGGTAAATGCAAACCTGAACTCACGAATGTTTACTCTCTTGAAAAGAACACGTTGGTTCGGATTGACCGCAACTCCTGCTGCAGCCTGTGCACCAGCGATTGCACCCGCATCCAGACCTGCACGTCTTGCGGTTTCGATTGCGGCAAGTCTCGCTGAAGGACTACCGATGTCTGTCTTAAGTTGATCAAGAAAAGACTGTCCCGCCGCCGCAGTTGCTTCCGCAATACCTTTACCCTGTTCTGCAAATGCACCCGCAACTCCTAGATCAGTACCATCATATTGAACACCTTCGTTGATCTGGAAACCAGCCGGAAGGTAAAGTGTTACGTCACCGCCAGGTTCAGAGAATGAAGGTGTACCTTTCTTGACAGTCTCCTTATCTTCACCCTTACCGTTGAACGCATCGAACACTTCCTGAAACGCATCACCAACAGCGTTGACTGCATCGTTGATTCCACCCAAGAATCCCGCAAGACCACCCGTTGCTTCCTGAGTGTCTTCCTTTGTGGTAGACCCATCTTCGACATCTTTCTCTAATGACTCTTTTGCCGCTTCGGAGTCAGCGCCTTCGGGAGTAGAACCACCCCCTCCTCCTCCGCCACCACCGGCGACTGAAAAAGACACGTAACCCAGACGATCTTCTATCTTACTTGGAAATTGCATTCATATGTCCTAATAAATAGTTCTAGAATTATCTTTGTTTATTTATAAGGTTTTCATGGCGTATTCGGGCAAGTATAGGGTAAAGAACAAAAACAAGTATATGGGAGACTCTTCTCAGGTGGTCTATCGTTCATTATGGGAGAAACACGCATTCAAGTGGTGCGACAATAACCCACAAGTGAAACGATGGGGTAGTGAAGAGGTTGTCATACCCTATCTATATGAGGTTGATAAGAGATATCATAGATACTTTATGGATTTGGTCATTGAATGGACAAACGGTCAGACCCTACTTGTAGAGATCAAACCGGACAAAGAAACCCGTCCTCCTACGGGTGCACGTCGAACTAAGAGGTTCATCAACGAAGCAATGACTTTCGTGAAGAACCAGAACAAGTGGGAAGCCGCAAGTGAGTATGCGGCAGATCGTGGGTGGGGATTCCAAATCTGGACAGAGAAAGAACTGACCAAAAAGGGGATATTACCCAAAGCAATCAAACCCCTGAGACCTTACAGCAGAAAGAAAAAGTGAAAAAAGTATTTTTTATTGGGTACAACCGAACCGCAACCACATCGTTCCATAATCTATTTAAGAAGTGCGGTTATGAGTCTTGGCACTGCATCAGACCGGAAGGTGGTCATATCGGTAGATACTTGATGGACAACATGGAAGAGGGTAATCCTATCCTTGAAGGTCTAGAAGAGGCTGAAGTCTTGTCTGATCTGTGTTATGCAAAGTTAGGAAGATTCTTCGAAGGTACTCATGCGTTCCAACTGATACACGAAGCATGTCCCGATGCATATTTTGTTTTACAAACAAGAAGTACGGAATCTTGGATCAGGAGTCGTTCTAGACATAAACGAGGAGACTTCTTGACTCGTACCAGAAAACACTACCGCACCAAGGACAAGAGAGAAGTCTATCAGATATGGAGAGAGGACAAAGAAAAGTGGGAGACCAAGATTCGTGAATATTTTTCACAACGTCCAGAGGCCAAGTTCCTTGAGTTCAACATCGAGACCGACGACATATCCAAGTTGCAAGAATTTGTAAAACCCGACTTCAATCTGAAAAGAAGATATTGGCGTGTATACAACAAAACTAAACGGTAACACGTATAAATAAAGGTAGTATTTTAGAGGAAGACTTGTGTCTAACATTTTCAACAGACTAGAACTGCAGGCATTCCGTGCGGGGATTACCCCTCGCACAAAGGAGAGTCGTGAGTGGTTCATGAAGAAAGCAAAAAACCTTCGCAGTATTAATCGTGAAGCGTTGATGCAGGAAGAACCGATTAAGACACGCAACAAACAGATCGTGGGTTCTATGCAGATGTTCTTCTATGATCCCAAGCACAAGAAGACTTTACCTTACTATGATGCGTTCCCTCTGGTGATCGTGGTTGGGCCTGCGGAAGGTGGGTTCTATGGAATCAATCTACACTACCTTCCCCCTATCCTACGTGCAAAGATGTTAGACGGGTTGATGGAGATCGCAGCCAGTAGTAAGAGTGAGAAGGCGAAGTTTGAATTGTCGTACAGTATGTTGAAGAGGTCAAGTAAACTCAAGTACTTCAAACCGTGTTTCAAGCACTACTTGAACGAACACGTACAAAGTAAGTTTGCGGAAGTACTCGCACCGGAGTGGGAGATTGCGACCTTTCTACCGACTGCACAGTTCCGCAAGGCAAATAACTACAAAGTCTATCACGACTCAAGGCAGATGATTGGATGAAAATAGACGAATTCAAAGGTTCGGTAAGTGGCGGTGGTGGTCTTGCATTACCCACACTCTTCAAGGTCACACTACCTCCGTTGGCCGGAGTGAGTTCTCGTGAACTCGACATGATCTGTAAGAGCGTCAGTTTGCCTGGCAGACAGATCGTATCTCAGGACTATTCTACAGGTACACCGATCAGGAAAGTTGCGAGTGGGTTTGGTATTCCTGATATCAATATGACGTTCTATGTCCTGAACGACCACAAGGTCACCAAGTACTTTGATGAGTGGCAGAGTCTTGCACACAATCAGGAGTCCTATACTGTAGGATACTTCGATGACTATTGCAAGGACGTGACCATCGAACAATTACAGAAGGGGACAGGGTTCTCCTTGTTTAAAAAACAACTTGGATTCATGGATAAGGTTCCCCAGTCGATCAAGAACAGATTACCTGATCTGGGATTCTTAGACTTGTCTCAGGGTCAGATCGATATCAGTCTGGGTGCGAGTGGAAACACGGTACGCAAGGTTAAGTTGAAGCAGGCATACCCCACGTCCGTAAACGAGATTCAGTTAGGTAACGATCAGAATGATCAGATCACTGAATTGTCGGTACAACTCTCAGCGAAGGATTGGGAAGGAGATGGTGGTTCCGGTGCATCCGGTGGACTTGGTTCTGCGATCCTTGGAGGAATTTTAGGATCAGTGTTGGGCTGATACATATATTACTATTTTACATTAGGAGAGTGAAATGGCATTACCCAAGATTAACAGTAGTCCGGCGTACAACGTAACAGTACCCTCTACTGGTGAGACAATTGAATTTCGACCTTACCTCGTGAAAGAGGAGAAGGTCTTGATGTTAGCATTTGAATCTGGTGATACAAAACAGGCGACCAAGGCAATCGGTAATACCTTGAACGCATGTGTGACTACTGAAGGGTTCAATGCATTTAAGTTGACAACTTATGACGTTGAGTATCTGTTCACGATGCTTCGCACCAAGTCTGTTGGTGAGACATCTGAGGTGATTCTCAAGTGTAGTGAGTGTGAAACCAAGAACAACGTGACGATCAATCTAGATGACGTGAAGATTGATGACGGTGCGGTCAAACGTGATGGTATCAAATTAACTGACACGGTTGTTGTTGATATGAGTTATCCAAGGTACGATGCGTTGGAAAAGTTTGACGCAACAGGCGAGACAATGGAAGACAGTATCAACATGTTGATGGCATGTGTTGATGCGGTTAACACTGAAGATGAAAGATACGAGAGAGACTCGTTCTCAGATCAAGACCTTCGTGAATTTGTTGAGGAACTTACAACAGACCAGTTCACAAAGTTAGCGGAGTTTTTGAGTGACATTCCTAAACTAGAACATGAGGTGTCCTTCACTTGCACGAACTGCAAGACAGAGAACACATCGGTTCTATCGGGGATGAGAGATTTTTTATCGTAAACCTTTCTCATGATAATCTTATAAACCATTATAAGACGAATTTTGCATTGATGCAACATCATCATTACAGTTTGACTGAGTTGGAATTGATGATGCCATGGGAGAGGGAAATCTACGTTAGTATGTTAGTTGATTATGTTAAGGAAGAGAATGAAAGACTAAAACAACTGAACAAGAGATAG